TCGTAGTCTAGCGGTCCTAGTGCTCTATAGAAACAACGAGCACGAACAGATCGCGAAGATGGAGTTCAATCCCAAGCACTACCTTGACACGGTAGCGCTTCGCTCTGCTTACTCGGCGACTAAGTTCTTGTCAAAATTCACCGGGTTAAACCTCGGGTATGACTTGGACGAAGTTGCCTTGAAGAAGTTCGATGAGTTTGAGCTTCTTTGCAAGCAGACTAATCGTCGCTTCCGGAACCTCTCTACCGACCAACAATTCACTGGTCGTGTCGTTTGGCTGCATAACGCAGTCATTCGTAAAATCGAGAAGATCCTTGGCGATTTTCGGACTGACGAGTTATTCGAGAGACCTGACTGGGGTCCTGGCGCCTCTACGTTGATTAGACGTAGGGACGCTAGTCCTGTCAAGAAATTCCGACTTGAAGTCGGGATAACGCGTGATCTGTACAACCTTATCCCTTGGGAGACCCTTGAGGCAGCTTATCCTCTTTGGGCCAACCAACTTGTAGATTCGGGTTTTCCGAATTTCCAGGTGGGGAATAAGGTCATCACCGTACCAAAGGATGCGAGCACCAATCGAGTTATCGCTGTAGAGCCTGGAATCAATCTTTGGTTCCAGAAGTCTATTGGCGATATGATCGGCGCTCGTCTTCTAAGGTATGGGATCGACTTACGTTATCAGTCGAGGAATCAAGAACTCGCGAGAATTGGAAGTGCAACCCAATCTCTTGCGACTATTGATCTCTCTTCAGCTAGCGATTCGATAGCTACAGCCGTTGTTGAGGCTTTATTACCTCCTCGATGGTTGGTGTTACTCGATGCGAGTCGGTCTCATTATGGCACTCGTGGCGCGACTCCTGTTAGGTGGGAGAAGTTTTCCAGTATGGGAAACGGCTTCACCTTTCAATTAGAGTCGCTGATATTCTATGCAGTTGCATCTTGCTGCGCAGACTATCTTTCACTTAGCGCAAGCCAAGTGAGCGCTTATGGGGATGATGTGATTATCCCCTCAGCGTGCTACGAGTTGTTCTCGGAGATGATGAGTTTCTACGGCTTCCGCATTAACGTGAAAAAGAGTCATTTTGACTCCACGTTCCGCGAGAGCTGTGGTGCTCATTTTAGCTCCGGCACTGACGTCAAGCCAATCTATCTTAAAGATAGAGTTGACTCGGTTCCAGCGGTTTACCGCTTGGCAAACGCGATTCGGCGACAGGCTCACATCCGGAATAATCGTTTCGGGTGTGACGCTAGTTTCCGCGCCGCGTTTGAGCTCCTAGTGCGGTCGATACCAGAGGCTTTACGCTTCCGGATCCCAACTACATTAGGAGATGGTGGTTTCATCGCGAACTTCGATGAGGCCACCCCCAGCCGCGTTCGGAAGGGAATAGGGATCGGTTATCAACCGGCCCCTTTCTCTGTACCGAACGTGGTGGAGGTAAGTAAAACTTACTACGACGATACGTTCGGCTATTTACTAGCCGCCCTTTGGCAGCTTCGTGAGGACGACGACCCTGATTTCGGGTTTCGCGAACACTTAGCTAGCGCAGTGTATCGG